ATGGAACAATAGAACCCATTGGGGCAATCAGTTGAGGTTTAGCCATACGGCGACCAGCTTCAGCAATCTCTGAACGCAACCCGTTGTATTCTTTTTGCAGTTGCGACAAATCCACAATGGGGCTATCCGCGTAGAACGTGGCAGTAGGAATGTGCTCAAACTTGGTAAAGGGGTACATTCCGTGCCCGTAAGGGAATCCGTCACGGTACACGTTGATAAGAATGTCATCAATGCTAATAATGACACCACCCTGTGGCATCATTTTGGTAGCACCTGGTTTAACCCAAGTTTCGTACACAATAACGCTGTCCGGCGCTTTACTGTGCCCCAAGTTTAGGTAAGCTTCGTCAAGAATCTGGTTGGCGCTTGAAACACTGGGAGTCAACTCAATATCACCAAGTTCTTTAGCAAAGTAATACTGCGCCCATGCGACAGGTTTCGTGTAAGCGTTAATAACAAACGGCTGATCTTCAATGTCTTGTTCGCGGATGTCGGGAACGAAAAGGTGAAAAGGTGTTACGTGACCATATTTGATGTCACCTTTTTGCCCCGAAACTTTATCGACACAAGTATCATCCCAGTGCGTTTTAAGAAACCCGTTGCCGGTAACAATCGTCCACCAAGTAGTGCGCGACAAATGCTGACGCAACTTTTTAGCATCACTAATTGAAGTCCATGCTTGTTCCGCAGCAAAAGCAGCTCGTTGGTCCTGGTCCTCACTGGAAGCGGGGATGGCCTGAGCGGTGGGGAACGACGAAAGCATTTTCGACATTTCCCACCGCACATAAGACCGAATACGGTTAATGGTTTTGCGTTGGTGATAATACGGTTTACGAGGCGTAAACAGTTTGTCTCGATAATCTTCAGGGAAGTTACCACGAGTCTGCTCAACCCAGTGATGCCCGTAAAACATTGACATGTTGTGGAACCATTGCAACTGCTTTTGGCTACGAGCAGTTTTAGCTTTGGTCCATTCAGACTGTACCCAAGCAACTAGCTTGCGTGCTTCCTCGCTTTCACGATACTTCTCAATGTTTAACCCGTCTTCAGGTAATTTAATTACCGTAGAATTCTGGGTCAACCCCGGTGAGTTCTGCGAATAGCTGTCGGGCATCTCGGCCATCTAAATCGTCTCCTGCTGCAAGGTTGGGGTTCCTAGTGGCAATTCTCTCAGATTCAGCCTCGTCGGAAGGGTCATAGTCCTGGTAACCACTATAATCTAAAGTTTGATTCATCGCTTGAATTTGTTGATACACTAGCGGGTCGCTTGACGCCACCAGTGCTTGCGCTTTTGCGTTCAACTCCGTCAATGTCTTTATCGACTTCTGGTGTTCCTGCTGTTGCGTCTTCAACACCTGCGATTGCTGCTCCAGCAGCTGTGTGAGTGCTTGCTGGTTCCACCAGTGCTGCAACACCAGCAGCGCCAACAGTGTTCCTACTAACGTGGCTAACAAAATGGTTGATAGCATCCGAGTTAATCTCCTTAATTGCGTCGTTGTAGCCTCTGTCGTATATTTCTTTTTCGTGTAGTTCAACAGAAACGGGTGTCTTTTCGTCAAATAGCCCAGCCAACTGAGCCATTTCTCTAATTACGTCTACCGACAGATACATGCGTCCACGGTCTACAACATTCTTAGACAGGTCAATTCCTGTGTCTACGAATGGTCCTTTACCTGTTTTAGTGATCCAGCAGACGCCTGGCTGTAGTGCGGGGGCGTCGGTCAGGAAGAATCTGCTCATTAGTAGTAATCTCCATATCCTGCAATAACGGTAGTTCCGTTACTGTCTGCTTTGTCTTCTGCGAATTCGACGTTGGGGTCTTCTCGCATTTTTAAAAGCAAGTCCTCGTATCTTAGCGTAGTCGGAGGGTCTTCGTCACCTTTTGCCTCAACAAAAGGTTTCAAATCGGGTCGAGTTGTAGCAAAATAGCGGGCACTGTCGAAAGCGTGATCATCCTTTTTGTGGACAACTTCTTGCTTATTCATCTCATATGCCATCTTGTCGGAACTGTAAGAACCCCAACGTAGTTTCTTCATCTCACGAATAAAGTTTGGGCAGTTACGAGAAATAACCCACTTAGGTCGGTTTTTGCCCCAACGGGTGTCGTCACGCAACCTGAAATAGGCTTGCATTTTTTCAATACCAACCATCACATCGTGGGGTATGCCCTCAACGTTCACGTAAAGCCCGTGGAGGGCATATTCCTGAATAATGGATGTTCCGGTTATCCCAGACCGTTGACGCATCGCAGGGTCGCCCATACGCTCTATAGAGTCAGGTTTACGGCCCCAGGACAACTCCCGTTGCTTCACAAGTTGCGCGTGTTCCGACACAATCATGTTTGACTGGTAATGCTCCGCAAAAGTCACAATATCCCCGCTAGGTGACACTGCGTGCCACAACCACGCCGTCGGGTTATTCAACCCATGATCGACAGATGCATAAATAGCCCAACCTTTCGGGATGTCCCCCGGACCAAAATCTACAAGATACTGTTCAAGATTTTGATTAAAATCAGGAAACACCAAACCACTGCGAGCAACAAAGCTACCTTTTTCACGAATATCCCTCTCTTCCTTATTCATACCCACCATATAAAAATCCATGTCAGCCGAATCCGCCTGAATGTACGGGTTCTGCTCAGCCGACAAAGTAAACGTGTCAATCCAATCAACCTTGCCCTCCTGAGCAGGCTCCCACAACAAATCAAACGTCCAACCCATACCCTTAGTTGGGGTAGCCGCAATCACCCAAAAACCGTTGTAGTCAATCAGACGCATCATCGACTCATTAAAAATGTTCTGAGGAGGCTCCTCGTCAAAGAAAATCCCGTGACGAGGAACCCCACCCAGTTTCATCATGTCCATACCCCAGGTAACAAAATCAATCGTTGACCCGTTATCGAACGTCAGAATGTAGTTGGTTGCATCCCAACTCTTAGACCAATCACCATCCTTCAGATATGAGCGTGGTATCCACCTCTTCATTTTAGGCAAAATAATCTGCTCAATACCCTTAGCAACGTCTACAACAACAAACCTAAGCTGGATAGGTCCAGACCCCCATGAAGGTGGGCGTTTAAGAAATGGATGGCTATTTGTAGCCCACCATATAGACTCAACGACTTCAGCGTCGGTTTTTCCTCCACGGTTACCTCCAGAAATAAAACGCCCTCTTTGATTAGATTTATGAAACCGCAACTGCTCCGGATAATCCTTCTCCCCATAATTAAGGATATTCGGCTGATGAATACTCTGGTCAAGCTCAGCAACGGCAAGCTGCAAAAGCTCCGCCGCTGAAGGCTGTCGTTGTTTAGCAGGCATCAGGCCGTAGAGTTATCCGTGGCCCCAAGACGAACAAGAATAGCATTAACCGACAAACGCCACGCATCCGAAGCCCTAGAACCACTAATAACCTCCCCCTCAAGAATCAGGGCAGAGTCACCACCATCATGCGTATGATCGCCGGGGGAAGCCTGGTTAGGGTTAGGACCCAAAGTGTGATGCTGCGCCTCTGCACGAGCATCCACATCACTATTTGTATGAAAATCCTCCACAGCTTGGGCAGGAGGTTTCGGGTTCTCGTCAGCCCCAAAAGATCCAGACTCATTCTCCGACAACATAGCCATAGTTATCTCCTAAATAGCTCTCATTGTACTAGTAGCCTCGCTTTTAGAACCACGCTGCCACTTGCCACAATCCTGACACTGGAACCTACGGAACATACCAGAACCTGTCGTCTCCGTACCCCTCGACTGCAAATGCTCAGAACCGCAAGCGACACACCCCTCAGGTTTACCATCAATAATGGCCCGGTTTGGGTGATTCTTAATCCAAGGCAAAAACTTTTCGTACAAGCCGACAAGAAGGTTCACATCCTGAATCTGGTATTTCTTCATCTCACGCCAAGCTTTATCCTCACCCGCAAGACATTTAATCCACAACTCAAACCCGCTGTGCTTAACCTTCGCACCCATACCCAACTTTTGGGCAACATAATCCAACTTGTTAGAAGGAAAACGAAACCGCTGCTTAGCGACACGCATCAAATCAATCTCCTTATGCGGAGACGGCGGAAGCATGTCATTTTCAATAAATTCGCGGTACAAATGCTTCACATCAAAGCCCGCACTGTTCCAACCAACCACCGCATCAGCCTCATCTAAAAGCTCATGTATAGCTTTAAGCATGTCAGTTTTGCCATCGTGATGAACTGAGCTAAAGTGTACTTTACGTTGCCCGTACCAACGAGCACCAAAACAGATAACTTCAGTGGAACTAATCATTTGACCTATAGAAATGTTTTGATTCCACAGACCCCACACATAAGCCATGTTTGGTGATGTTTCAAGGTCTAATAAAAGTATCTTCATAAAAGCGTCCTTTTCGTTGGGGATAGCTTAGCGTATAAAAGGAAAAATATGAGCGAAATTGATGTAATCGACGGTTATGCGTGTCCGATGGATCCAGCAGAAGCA